TTTTCTTTAGCCATTGCTCGTTTTTCGTAGTATCTCCAAGCACTTGCAGAACCTAAAACTGTTAATGCGGTACCTAAGACCGTATAAAGGGGAGTCATATCCATAGTTATTATAAATAGTCTCTTACAAAATAAAATTTTAAACTTTTTTAAGGCCGTTTATTAAATAACCCAAAAATATTTTATACTGACAAAAAGACACCTATTTTTAGAGATTTTCACAATATATAACTTATTTATTTTTATTGTCGGGGGACAAAATAAACTTATTTAAATTAATATACGGGAGATTTCACAAACTCCCTTTTTTTATGTATATTACTTAGATATGATAATATATTCAAATGGTTGTTCACATACTCACGTCCACTGTGTAGAAAAGGAACAAATATGGTCTAGTGTCATAATGAATCATTTTGTTGATGACTATTACATGTTCATATCTAGCACGAATCATTTTAATGTTAATTTAACAAATGATGACAACATATTAATAAACGAGTCAAGATGTGGTGCGGGAAATGATTATATTTTTCATAGGTCAATTGAAACAATATCTCATTTGATTGATAATCAAAAAAAACCCGATTACGTTTTTATTCAGTGGTCGGGACCAAATAGAAGACAACATTGTTTACCCAGCGGTGAATTAAAGTATGTTAATCTTTATGATAGTGTAGAGTATCATATTAAATTTGAACCTATGGCAAGTTTACATACATTACATTATATGTATTCATTACAAGAATTTTTAAAAACTGAAAATATAAATTATTATTTTTTCAATTACATGTCATTAGATGAATCTATAAAAAGTCTATCAGTTTATAAAAAAATAGATTTTAGTAAGTTCATAGATTTTGGTTTCGGTAATGATATTTTAACAAATGGAATTTTAGAACATATTAAAAATAAACAATTAAGTTGTGATGATATGGGACACCCTAATGAAGAGGGTAACCAATATATTGCAAATGAAATACTAAAAAAATTATAATGGAAAGTATTATTATTAATTTCTTTGGTGGACCTGGAATAGGTAAATCAACACAAGCATCTGGGTTATTTACAGAAATGAAAAAACATCATATGAGTGTTGAGTACACCTATGAATTTCCTAAAGAAGTTGCATGGGAAGGAAATGTATCCCAATTAAAAGACCAATTCTTTATAACCGCCAATCAACATAGAAATATAAGTCGTCTATATGGTAAAGTTGATTATATTATTGTAGATTCACCTATTGTCTTAGGTTGTTTTTATGAACAACGTTACGGTGAAGGATATCCCGCATCACATTACTCAATGTCAGGTTTAAGTAATTTCCTTTGGTCTTTATTTAAAAGATATAACAATATAAACATATTATTAAAAAGAAACGATGAGACATATGATACAAATGGTAGATTACAAGGTCTACAGGAAGCTCAAGAAATTGATAATGATATTAGGGAAACATTACTTATTAACAACATACCTTTTATTGAATTTAATGTTGACAATAATACCCCTTCGGATATATTTAAGTATATAATTAAAAACAAAACATGAGAAAAATTTACATCTTATTATTAACCGTAGTACTAATCGGTTGTTCAAAAGAAACATTAAATGCACAGAAAAGAGATTCAGTATACATAAAAAATAACATATTTGAAGTTGTATACTCCGAAGTATTAGAACAACCTAAATGGTTAATTTATAAATCATCAAATAGACCTACAACTGTTAATAGAGGTTCTATGGATTTTTATACGGAAAAATCTGTTCATACATCCGACAACGACGATTATAAAGGAAACATATACGATAAAGGACATTTGGCACCTGCAGCTACTTTCTCGGATAATATGGATAATTTAAAACAAACTTTCACATATTTGAATTGTGCATTACAAGACCAATACATGAATAGAGGTGAGTGGAGATTATTAGAAGAACAAGAAAGAGTTTGGGACGATAAAGAACCATTAACAATTAAAGTAATTTTAATTTTTGATAAAAATCACATTGTTTTACCGACTGGAGGACACGTACCAACCGCAATGCATAAACACATCACTTGGGATAAAAGTGGTAAAAAAGAATGTTATAATTTCCCTAATACAAAACCAACAAAGAGTTGGAAAGAACACCTTAATCCAAAATGTAATGTTAAATAAAGAACTATTAAAATATCAAGATAAACTTTACTACGTATTTAAAAAACTTAAACAAAGTCAAGTAAAGGAGGGTTATGTTAATGATGTTAAGGAGTGGTGGAATTGTGATGTTGTTGTTAGAAGTAGACAACAAAATGATGATACATTGATTTTTTTAATAGAAATTGAAGAGGCTATAATAGTTTCTTAATATTTTTTACACACAACTTTGTGTACTTATCTTCGTTTCTTTTAGCTTCTCTTTCATAAGGATTGTGTGAATAATAATAATAATCCTGGTAAATCTTATATTGAGGTCTGGATTGTAAATAATGAGTGTATTCATGAATCACTGTTGAGACAACTTCATATATAGTATTACATGCTGGTTCATAAATTGTGATTTTGTTTCTGTAAAAACAATAATTACCATATACCATATGACCGCCACAACAAGTTCTTTTGCGTTCTGTAAATACAAATTGTAATTTTGACCTTTTCCTGTCATTTTCACCAAAAAATTCCTTACACCATTTTAAAGCTAAAATAGCATATTCTTTTTTAAGGTTAATGTCACAGGTTCTTTTAGCCATTATTAGGTTTTTCGGTTTTTTCTATTTTTATTGTCCTTGGACCTCTTTTTACTGGTTTAGTAACTTCATTAACAGTCTCAAAATTTTGAGCAATATCATTCAAAATTGCAGCAAATTCGTAATTTTCCAACTCTTCATTCTTTTTCCAAAGAACACTTACAAAACTCCTTAATTCCATATCCGTAAGTTTAGCCCTAACCTTAACCGCATTCTTCATTAACTTAAAAACCATATATTGTACCCCTAATTTCTTATCGGAGGTCAATTTAAAGTAGTTTTCTACCGTAACGTTAGACAAAATACTCAATGTCACATTATCCAAAAAGGATATAAATGATGGATGATTTACGTTTACGTTCATATTGTTCTTTTCGTTTTCTATAAATAGTTTTATTATCATTCTAAAATAGAAAAAGGGGTAAGATTTTTTTCTAATACCCCTTTTTTCGTAATTTAGGTGGGTTATTTACCCCATTTACCATTTTTAACCAATTGTGCAATTATTGCATAAACAGATAAGTCTTGGTAAGTGTCATCTACGGCCTCTCCAACGTTGTCCTGAGCCCCCATAACGACAAGTTGTTTAATTCTCTGTATTTTATCGTTCATACGGAAAAAAAGACCCATTTGGGACAATTTACGGTCCTCTTCCTTTACTAAATCTCTACCTAAAGAGATGTTATCAGGACCATAATTTGACTGTTTTTTACAAAAAGTCTCATATTGATCCCTCATGATTCTTTTAAATTCTTTGGTCATTTCGGGGTACTTTTCCTCTATTTCTTTAATGACCGGATTTACTTGTGGTTTATCTTCTGACATAAAATTTTGTTTATATTATAATATAATGATTTTCTTTTGTAATACAAAATATTTATAACAAAAGATAGTCATGGAATTAGATCAAAAAATGGAGAACAACGAAGAAAAAAAGGAATTTTCAGGTTCTAACCAACCAAAACACAAACAATTAATTAAAATGTTAACATTTAGAGTGGTTCCGGCTTATTATAAGGAAGTTGAGAAGGTTGCAAACCACAAAAAAATGTCAGTTTCTAAATTAATTAGAACGTATATCAAAGAAGGTATGAAAAGAGACAATGAACTCACTAATCAAGAAGAAAAAGACTTTAGAGTAGAGTAAAATTATGGAAAAACAGACTATTTCAGAAGAAATAATAAAAAATACGATTTTTCAAGTTTTAAATGAACAAACATCTAAAATTAGAAGGGAAGATTATGCTAGAGTACAGTTTAAAATTGAGGAATTACAAAATTCATTAAATGAAACGGTTAAAGAGATGAGAAAATTGGAAGATTCAATACATGGAGGGTTAAAAACCATCTCTAATGGAAGGATTTCAGGTATTTCAATTAATTTAATGAATGCTCAAAAATTATTAATACAATTAAAGGATAAAATAAGACAACACAAACGTTTAACATTTACCCAACAAGTTAATGAGAAGAAAAAGTAAAAAGGTGGCTATTTAAAATCACCTTTTTTTTCTAAAAGTTTTTTTCCTTCTTTAGTTAAGAAAAACATCTCTTCGGTTTCTTCATCTTCATATGAATCAACCAAACCTTTCTCTTTTAATTCGTATAAAACACTACCAGCAACGATTTCACGTAAAATAAGTTCATATTCTTCTTCGGTAAACACATCATCATCCTCACTTTCTAAAGTACCTAATATAAATTTATCGGTTAGCTTATCTCTTAAATAATTTGTGGCGAAATCATAGTTTTCAATTTCATAATCTTCAAAAAATCTTTCTTCAATTAAGATTTCAATTAATTCATCTGCCTTTTCTATTACGGACGGTTGGTAAATTTTTCCCATTTTAATTATCATTGTATACGTAATAATATAAATAAAAAAACTTTGAAAAAGAAATTTCATATCCTTTTTTATTCAACACTTTTTAACTATATTATTAAAAATTATATATTAAATGAAAAAAGACAAAATTTTTGTTCAGTTAGCATCCTACAGAGACCCCGAATTGATACCAACAATTGAGGATATGATTAAAAAGGCTAAAAATCCACAAAATTTAACATTCGGTATTTGTTGGCAATATGATAGTAGTGAACCTATTACAATGTTCGACGGCATTGAGCAATTTAGAATTAGTAAACATCACTATAGTGAAAGTGAAGGGTTAGGTTGGGCTAGACATATAACAAATACATTATATGATGATGAGGAATATACGTTACAAATTGATTCTCATCATAGATTCGTACAAGATTGGGATGTTATTGTATTGGAGGATTATAAACAAGCATTAATGGTTTCTGAGAAACCAATCATCACCACATATGTTACACCATTTAATCCAAATGACCCTGAAGATACATGGATTCCAACCCCTTGTTTAATGTCCCAATATGAATTTAGTGGAGATAGATTATTGATGAGTATGCCTTGGTATATTCAAGATTATAAAACAAGAACTAAGGTAATTCGTGCGAGAACCATGAGTGGTCATTTTTATTTTACTTCAGGTAATTTTATAAATGAAGTTCCATATGATCCAGATATCTATTTCGGTGGATATACGGAAGAAACAACATTAAGTGTTAGAGCGTTTACAAATGGATATGATTTCTTTAGTCCATATAGAATGGTAATGTGGCATGAATATACAAGAGGTTATCGTGTTAAACATTGGGATGATCATGGAAAAGAAAGTATAACTAAAAAAACAAGTGGTGAGAGAGATGTATTTGCACGTAATAAAACACGTCAATTATTTGGTACGCAGGAATATGGAATTGATATGGGGATTTATGGTTTAGGTAATGTTAGAACTGTACATGATTATGAAGTATATGGTGGATTTGATTTTAAAAAATTAATAATTCAAGATTACACCTTAAAAGTAAAAGAACCACCTAATCCAATACCGTGGGAGGACCAATTTATATTAAATAAATTTGATTTAGTTTGTGAATGGGACATTGAGTTTTTCAAAAAACACGAATTCAAAAATCCTAAATTTATGACATTTGCAATACATACAAATTCAGGTTTAGAAATATACCGAAAGGATTTTACAATTGAAGAGAATCCACAATATGTAAATTTAGAAAACAACAAAATAACCGTTAATATTGAATCAATAGATAAACCAGGTAAAATTGTAATGTATTTATTTGATGAAGATAAACAATGGAGTGATAGATACGAAAAAAATATATAATGAGAATAGCAATTTTAGTAATTGGTAATAGTAGAAGAAGTAACTACCTAAATGGTCAAAATTTAAGATATGGTAACGGAGGTGGTTCGGGTACCGACACAAGTTCGGTATTAGTTGCTGAATATCTAGCAAAACAAGGACATGAAGTTGTTTTTGTAACTGATAAAATGGATGAACCTTTGGACACCACTTACAAACAAATGGGTAGAAATTATACACCTGGTGAATCGTTTTACGGTGTAAAATATACTAACATAGAATTTGATGGTATTGAAGATAAAACGTTTGATATTTTAATTAGTATGTTATGGTTTCACGATTACCATTTATTACCAATCAAAGTGACTAAAAGTTTTATTTATTGGTCACATATGCAATGGGTTTATGGTACGCAAAACTTTATTGACTACGCTAAAGAAAACAACTTATCAATTGGTTTAGTACACATTTCCAATTGGGAAGAAAAGATGAATGAAACTTGTTTTCCTTTTATAAAGTCACACGTACCAAATTCAGTTAAGAAAAATATACCAAATCCTGTTTTTGATGAAATTATAAATGAAGTAAAGGCTGAAAATCATCAAAAACAAAAAGGTAAATTTATATTTCATGCATCTTGGGCTAGAGGTGGTAATATTGCGATGGATGCGGTTAGACAATTAGAAATACCAAACAAAGAATTTCATGCATTTGATTACCTTATGGTTATTCATGACCATAAAGATCCGTTTTTTATTAGACATGACGGTGTGGATAAAAAAACATTATTCACACACTTAGCTCAAAGTGAATATTTTATTTATCCATTATATACCCCATATCAAGATGTACATAAAGATACATTCTCATGTGTAGTTGCAGAAGCATTGTCATTAGGTGTTATAGTTGTGACATATCCTTTAGGTGCACTACCTGAAAACTTTGACGGTCATTGTGCTTGGTTAACTCCTCCTCCAGGAATTGATTTTGATGAAATGCAAAAACAACAACTATCAAAAGATTTAAACGGAGATTTTAAAATCACATCTAATATTGTTGAAAAAATAAATGAAATAGAATCTAATCCAGAATTAAAATTACAATTACAAACATCAGCTTCTCAGTATATTGTTGATAGATTTAATATCAATGTTGTTGGTAATATGTGGGTAGAATTAATAAATGAATTAACAAATTTATAATTATGAGTGACATGTTATCACAAAAATACGAAGTTGAACCTAACGATTACGAGGTAAAAAATTACAATGGGTCTGAATCGGCTTTTTTTAATCTTTTTAGACACGATTTTATCGGTGTTGAAATAAAACAAAATAAAATTTGGGAACCTCATTTACATGTAATTTTTGAGAAATATATTAATAAAGAATCTGTGGTTTTAGAAGGTGGTTGTCATATCGGAACTCATAGTGTAAAATTATCTATGTTATCAAAAAAATTGTATTGTTTTGAACCTCTAAGAGAATCCAATGTGTTACTTAGAAAAAACATTACAAGAAATAATTGTACTAATACTACAGTTTACAATGAGGCTCTTTCGGACACTGAGGGAATTAGTAATTTTGCATGGATGCCATTTTATAATTTAGGTGGTTCTGGTTTAGAGGACAATCCAATGGGTATTCCTGGTGGTGATATAAGAACTAATGAAGATGAAAAATATGAAGTGAAGACAATTAATATTGATTCATTAAATTTAGATAAATTAGATTTTATAAAATTAGATGTTGAAGGTTACGAACCTAAAGTAATTAATGGAGGTATTAATACCATAAAAAAGTTTAGACCTGTTATCACATTAGAGTGTTGGTCTAATCATTTTGGACAAACCGATTTAAATCACACCAAAGAACAATTTAAGATGTTACTTGATTTAAATTATTCGGTGGAACAAGTGGGTATATCCGATTGGTTATTTTTACCTTTATAACTTTATATGAAAACATTAGTTGTTATTTCAAAATATAATGAAGATGTTTCGTGGACAGAAAAAATTATACATGATGTTTTAATTTATGATAAATCAAATTCACCAATACCAAATTCAATTGGTAGACCAAATGTAGGTAGAGAATCTGAAACATTATTAAATTATATAATAACACATTATAATAATCTACCTGACATTACAATTTTTTTACAGGGGGACCCTAGATCAAATCCTGTTATGTATACATATGATGAGGTATTAGAACAAATTAATAAAAATCATGAACCCAAACTAAATACAATTTTAACATGGGAAGCCGATATGGATGTTAGTACTTATTGGTTGAAGAGTTGTAAGGTTTTAAATGATATTCTTTTTGATTCGGACGATAGAATTAAATTTAGTTCTGGAGTACAGTATGTGATACCCAAAAAAAATATATTATGTAGACCCTTAAGTTTATATCTTATGTTACATGAAGAAATAATAAAATATGGTAATAAACATTTAAATTTTAAAAAAACTAATTTAAATGATGGTATAGATGCTTGGACTTTAGAGGTTGTTTGGGGTAATATACTAAGACCTGAAAAAAAATTAAAATATGGGAATTAAAGAATTTTTTAAAAAAGGATATTATATTAATTTAGATAGACGTGTAGATAGAAAAGAAACTTTTGAAAAAGAGATGGATAAGTATGGTTTGAAAGATTTTTTTGAAAGGGTATCCGCCGAAGACGGTGGAGATAATCCTGATTTTAATATCAGACATGCTCACTGTTCATTAACTTATTATAAATTATTTCAACGAATATATGATGAAGGTCATGAAGATGTTGTTATATTTGAAGATGATGCATATTTTTATAACAACGATGATTATCATGGTTTTGATATTGTTAATTTAGCGTTAGACGAACTAAAAAATTTTGATTGGGATATGTTTTATTTTGGTGGTCATCCAGGTAGAGAAATGGAAGTTGTATCTAAACATTTAGTTAGTTGTCCTTATATTTTAACGACACATGCGGTGGCATATAAAAGACATATTATCAAAAGAGTAATTGACCAATATAAACCATTTTACGATTCTGCAATTGACGGATGGTACGCACATAGACCTGAAATAAAAAAATATTTAGTCTATCCATTGTCGGTTCCACAAATACAAGGAGTAAGTGATTTAGATGCTCAAGGTAGAACTGTACCTGTTGAGATATTTTTGGAAAGTTTCAAACAAACTAAAATAATAAAAAAATTAATTTAATGAATAACTACATAACACCTAGATTACAAGGGAGAACTGGTAACATGATGTTTCAAATTGCTCATAGTTATGCAAAATCATTAGAATATAATAGACATTTCATTGTTCCTTCAGAAGAATCTCTAAGTAAACATTTAGAAAAAACGTTATTTAGAAAATTAGATTTCAATATAAGGACAAGTCCATCACCATATGAATCTAACCACATTTCGGCACCATTTCATTACATTGATTTAGAATCCCCATCAATTGACACACCAACAGTATACATCGGTTGGTTTCAAAGTGAAAAGTATTTTAAAAAATATACAGAAGTAATTAGAGATTTATTTTCACCGACATTGGAATTTATTGAAAGAGCAAAAAAAGACTTTCCTTTTTTAGGTAATAGTGTTGTAGGTGCGATAAACGTTAGAAGAGGTGATTATTTATTACAACCAACAAGACATCCGGTTATCACATTAGATTACATAAACGAAGCATATAAACATTTGCCAAAATGCGATTACATATTGGTTTTAAGTGATGACATACCGTGGTGTATTGAAAATATAAAAATACCAAACGTAATATTTGTTGATAATTATATTGATTGTGACGGTTTATGGTTGTTATCTTTGTGTAATCATTTTATCATATCTAATTCCTCATTCTCTTGGTGGGGTTCATATCTTTCAAGAGAAGATAATAAGAAAGTAATTGCACCAAGTATTTGGGTCGGTCCTGACATTATAGATAACATGGAAGATATATGGTGTAGTGATTGGATTAAAATCCCAACAAAATATAATGAAGGTAAAATAATTTTAGACATATGATAAACGAAAGAGGTTATTGGTTAGAAAAAAATAGTCATGAACACAAATATGACTTACCGTTAAATGAAGAATTAAATAAAATTTTAAAAGAATTAAATTGTAAATCAATTGTTGATTTGGGATGTGGACCTGGTTTATATAGTAAATCGTTTATTTCAAACGGATTTGAATGTGAATGTTATGATGGTAATCCATTTACAGTAGAAGAAAGTGACAATTTGTGTTCAATTTTAGATTTATCAGAACCTTTTGATTTAAATAAAAAATTTGATTGTGTTCTATCTTTAGAAGTTGGTGAACATATACCTAAAGAATATCAAGATATTTTTATCGGTAATTTAATAAACCACTCAAACGGATTAATTATATTATCTTGGGCAACAATTGGTCAAGGTGGTCATGGACATGTAAATGAACAACCAAATGACTATGTTGAAAATTTACTAAGTTTATACGAATACAAAAGAAATAAAGATTATGAAGATAGGTTGAGAAATAGTGCTAAATGGTGGTGGTTCAAAAATACAATAATGGTTTTTCAAAAAAATTAATATGTACGATTACTTAATAGTTGGTGCAGGATTTTACGGATCTATTTGTGCACATGAATTAACAAAAAAAGGTTACAAGGTTTGTGTGATTGATAATAGAAACCATATTGGTGGTAACTGTCATACAGAAAATAAAGATGGTATTAATATCCACACATATGGTCCACATATTTTTCATACCTCAAATGATGAGGTTTGGGAATGGATTAATCAATTTGTTAAATTCAATAATTTTAGTTTAAGAATTGTTGCAAACTATAAAGGTGAAATTTATGCTTTACCATTCAACATGTGGACATTCAATAAATTATGGGGGGTAACTCACCCACACGAAGCTAAAAAGATAATTGAAGAACAAAGTTCTGAGATTACTGAAATTACAAATTTAGAAGAACAAGCGATAAAATTGGTAGGTAAAGATGTGTATGAAAAATTAATTAAAAATTACACTGCGAAGCAATGGAGAAAAGACCCTAAGGAATTACCAAAAGAAATTATCACAAGATTACCATTTAGATTAACATATGATAACAACTATTTTAACGACAAATATCAAGGTATCCCAATTGGTGGATATACACAGGTTTTTGAAAAGTTATTAGACGGAGTTGATGTTAAATTAAGGGTTGATTATTTTAAAGACGAATTACCTGAACATAATAAAGTTATTTATACTGGTCCTATTGATAAATTCTTTGGTTACAAATACGGTCAATTAGAATATAAAACAACAAGGTTTGAACATTTTAAATTTGATACGGACAATTATCAAGGATGCGCTGTGATGAATTATACCGATAGTGATACTGCTTATACAAGGACTATTGAACATAAACATTTTGAACCTGACGTAAAAACAGACTCAACTTGGGTAACGTGGGAATATCCAACACAATATAAAGCAGACGAAACTGAACCATATTATCCGGTTAATGATAAAGAAAATACTGAGATGTACTTAAAATATAAGGATGAAGCGGATAAATTAGAAAATATACATTTTGGAGGTAGATTGGCCGAATACAAATACTATGATATGCACCAAGTGATATCATCAGCACTAAACTTCATTAAAAAAACCTCCTAATTGGAGGTTTTCTTTTCTTCTTTTTTTTCTAGTTGTTTAAGACCATTTTTTAATTCTTCTTTCTTTTCACGAGCCTTTTTTTCAAGTTCTTTGTGTTGCTCTGAAATTCTCTTTTTTTCCTCTTCGGACATTCCAAATACTGCCATATTATATTGTTTTACTATCCATTATCATTATTGAATCATCTTTTTTGTGTTTCAATAGTTCACATTTTTCATATTCTTCTCTTTCTTCAAATATTGATATCAATGTATCTAAAATTTCAATATAAAGTTGTAAATCATTATCATAAGATAATATAGTACAAGTATTATTATAATCATTTAATGTCTCATTGTCAATACTTGATATAAAATGATGAACCATGTCCAATTCGTTCTCATCGTAGTTACCGACACTTAAAATTCTTGTTGCCTGTAATAAAAAGTTTGCTGACATATTCATTTCATAAATACCACTCATATTTTCTCTTTTAATATTTTATCTAATATTTTAAAACACTCTAAAAAACCGTCAGTCTCAGTTTCTTCCCTCGTTGGAGTAGAATCCTGAGTTGGACCAAAAACAATTCCATTTTTTAAAGAGATTGAAAAAACCCACTGACTTGGTGTGTACATTTCTATAGTTAAATAAACACCTTCTTTGTCAAAAAATTGATATAACTTTTTTGAGTCATAAAATCCTAATGTTGATATACTCAAAATACCTACGTTTGGGAACATAGTTGTTTTAAATTTATTAAAAGCATTAGGATACAAATATTCTATTACATACCAATCCATATGTTTAATTATAAGAAAAATTTTTGGTTTTAGTAAATAAAATAAACATATTTTTTGTTTTTGAATTATTACGGTATAATTATCTTTTAGTTTAGCTAATGAATATACTAGAATTCTATTACAACGATACAAATAGAATGTTGTACGTTGAATTTTCTACTGATGAGGACGGAGATAATTTTTATCGTGTTTTAGAACTTAGTTTCCAAGACATAGAATACTATTCTCCCGAGATTATCCATGAAATAGACTTAGATGACATAGATGAAGATTTTGTGATTGACATTTTAGGTCAATATCTAAATGATAACGATTTACCAGAACAACTAAATTTGTAGTATTTATAGATATGAGTTTTTTAGATGACGATAAAAAAGAGAAACTTAACAGTTTCGTGAAGTTTGTAAAGGAACAGTTAGAACTTAAGACTGTACCTACCATATCCATTCAAAATCATAGAAATGGTCTTAAAACGACCGCAAACTACGATTATACCAAAGAAAACAAGGTAGTTAAGGTTTGTATGAAAAATCGTGCGTTAGTTGACGTTATGAGGAGTATTGCTCACGAACTCGTACATCACAAACAATTTGAACAGGGTCGTTTAAACACACCTCCACCCGATATTGGTGGTGAAATTGAAGATGAGGCGAACGCCAAAGCGGGACAATTTATTAAAATGTTCGCAAAAATGGATAAAACCATTTACGACGAGTAATAAAATCTTCCTTTTTAGGGTTAAAATCGGTATTTTTATATAGATAAGGGAGATTAAACTCCCTTTTTTGATATTTATACTTTATGGAACTACGCATTAGCGAAAATCAATTAAAATCTTTAATTAGAAACACACTTCAAATCAAAGAAATAGGTGAACAGGAAGAACCTGTAAACCCACAACCTGAGGCTGGAACATCTGACAAACAAACAGGTGGTTCGGGTTATCCTGCGGTTGGTAAATGGGAAAGTGGTGTAACAAGAGGTCCAGCTAATCAAGTGGGTGTAACTAAGTGGTCTGATGTGGTGGGTGCAAATCTCAAAAGAGGTAAGGCTAATCAATTGAAGGAACAGTCAAGTTACGAAAAAGGTATTTGGGATAAATCAACTAAAACATTAGATAATTTAAGTGATATTGATTTAAATAAAATATGGGATAACGCTGGTCCAATTATGTTAACGATAGGATCAATTGCCGCAGCAACATTTATACCAGGTGCACAAGGACTTTGGATTTCAGTTGGATTAGATTTGTTTGTTGCTGCTGATCAATATTTTAGACAGAAGGATTCATTCGGTGCTTCACTATCCGTAGCGTTAGGATTCGTACCATTCATAGGTAGATATCTTCCAAAATTCACAAATGTGAGTAAAGAAACGGCAAAAAAATTAATGGAAAAATTTGCTAATGCAAATACATATCAAGAAATTAAAGTCATAGTGGAGGGTTTACCAAAACAAGAAAGATATTTGGTTCAAGAGTTAGTTGATTTAATTAAAGAACAACCGAAGAGATTTCAATCAATAATTAAAGAAGTTGTTTCAAGTAGAATATCAACTAAAACTCAAGCGGTTAATGTTGCAAAAAAGATTAATAGTTTATTGAAATTGGGAACAAAAAGAGGTGGGTTAGATAAAGTGGGTGCTGAGAAAATAGTTAAAAATTTAAACTTAAGAAGATTTGGTTTAGATTTTGGCGTGTCAGGGTTAATTGTAGTTGGAGGTTGGACATATGAATCATGGTCCAACGAAAATATGAACAGACGTAACATACCTAAAGATATTTTATATTATTATCAAGAAAATATCAAATTGATGGAAAAAATTAATCAAAAAGATTTTGATAGTAAGGTTACACCAATAATAAATCAATATCAAGAATTGGCATATACAAATGAAATGAAATTTT